TGATTTATTAGCGCCAGCAATTAAAGAAGTTATTAAAAATTTAAAAGGTATGGTTGATGGACTTACTGAACAGTTTAAACGTTTAGGTGAGTCTGATCTTGAAACTACTATACGCTTAGTAAAAGAATTAGGCGGTGATTTTGAACAATTAGCAATAGCGCAAGCAAAAATAGAAATTGCTAATATAGATCAAGCATTAGGCGGTAAAGATTCAGAAAAAGTATTAGACAACATATCATCAATACAACAAAAAATACTTGATGAAGCTAATCGTAGAGCAAAAGTACAACAGTCTATACTTGATCTAGAAGCTAAAGAAAATGTATCACAAACTATTGGTATTGCAAAGCAGCAAGAAATATTAAATATTTTAAATGCAGAACTTGATGGCAGTGATAAATTATTAAATCATTTAAAAGAAAAGTTAGGATTAGAACAAGAAGATCTACTGCTGTTAAAAGAGCGAAAAAACCTAACAGAACAAATTACTGATCTTGAAAAACCAGATCCAGATGGTTCAGGTGCTGCAGTAACATTAACACAAGAAGAGATCAAAACACAAATATTAAAAAGTGCAGCAGAAAAAAGAAAACAGATCCAAGCAGAAGAAAAAATGGCTTCACTTAGTATGGAAGAGTTTGAACTGGCTGTTAGTTTATTAAAAACAACTGAAGAACAAAAAACTAAGATCATACAAGATGAGATCAAAAGACGTCAAAAAGCAGAAAACGATGCGCATAAAAAACGTATAGAACAAAATCTTGAAGCTGCTATTTTACAAGGACAAAGTGCTAAACAAGCAGCAATATCAGTTATTAAAGCTGAAATAGCAGAATCACAAGCTAGTTTAATTTCTAGTATTATGCAATCTGTACCGTTTCCATTGAATTTAGCACTTGCTGCAGGAGCAGGATCAATGATTGGTAAAGTTACAGATCAGTTATTTTCATCATTTGCAACTGGTGGTAGTTTTGTAGCAAGAGGTAAAACCACACTACCTATTGGTAATGGTATTATAGTTGGTGATAATGCAAGCGGTTTAGAGCGTGTAGACATTACACCGTTACCTGCGGCTCCAAGTTCTTCAGGTAGAAATATTACTATTAATATATCAGCACCATTAGTAGATGAAACTGTTGTAGATCATATAATTCCTGCAATTAAAAGAGCAGAGGAGTTATCACTATGAACGTAACTAAAAGTACAGCAAGAAATTTTATACCAAAAAAATTATTTGGTATGAGAAAAAAATCAATTAAACAAAAACTAAAACAAACACCAAAACTAAAATTAAGGAGATACTAACCGTGGAAGTTGGCAAAGACACTAAATTTACATTATCTATAGAAACAGCAATTAGTATTTTAGTTACTATTGGTATGATTATAGGTATGTGGTACTCTTTGCAGGCAGAGATAGAGCTTGCAAAAGAATTACCAGAACCAGAAGTATCACGCATGGAGTATGATCTTAAAGATCAGATGATACGTGATTCAATATTAAACACAGAAAATAAAGTTGATAAGTTAGAAGAAAAAGTAGATGATATTAAAGAAGATACAAAAGCTATTACTCAAACACTTATAGACATGAACAACAAATGAGGTATAGAGATGAACTATTACTATGGTATGGCATGGTTGCTTGGATTATTTTTATGGCAATCGCCCTTATACTCACAATCAGTTAATCTTGATAGTTTTGAAGATGTACAACTGTTAAATGTACAAAATTGCGCAGTTGTACAAGTAAACGCATCTTGGAATTATAAGAATAGAGCTGAAATAGAACAATTATCTAAACTTTGTTATGTGGCAGAAATAGATCTTACAAATAAAGTAATTGGCGCAGTGATACAAAAAGAGTGGGGTATTAAAGTTGTGCCTACAATTATTATTTTTGAAAACGGCAAAGAAGTTAAAAGATATGAACCGGGTATTAGTATGCGTTTCGATCAAAAAGAAGTATTTGATGAAATTATTACAAGGATTAAATAATGGCAAAAAGATTTAGAAAAACTAAAAAAACCAAAACTGGTTTACCTGTAAAATATGTTAAAGGTGCTAAAAATAAATCTAAGCAAACAAAAGAGATCAAGCGTACAAGAAAACTATATAAAGCAGGTAAACTAACACCAGCTTTATATGATGCAATAAGTAAAAGGAGATCGGCAAATGCCAAGAAAAAAAAGAAGTAGCGGTATGGCTACAGTAATTAAAAAATATGCAAAAAGCTCTGGTTTTTCTCCAGCTACATTAAGAAAAGTATATAAACGCGGACTTGGTGCATATTATTCTTCAGGATCAAGACCGGGAGTAAGTGCTCATCAATGGGCAGCAGGTAGGGTAAGATCATTTGCTACCGGTAAAGGTGGCGCTAGAAAAGCAGATAAAGATTTATTAAGAAGGAAAGCTAGATAATGTTTACAAATACAAACTATGAAGCAAAACTGTCTCCAAGTATTACAGAAAATTGGATTGTACAGATATTTCAAAATGATAATAGCAGTATACAAACTACAAATACACCAGATCTAGCTTTTAGTTTTGCAGAAACTACATTTAATAATATATCATATTATCCAGCTATAATGAATATACCTAATGTATCATACTCACTTGATCTTAAAAATTTCACTACTAAAACAGGTAATGTAACATTAAACCTAGCAAACGTAGATATTGATGGTACAACATTATTAGAAAAATTAGGTAAAGAATTTTTGCATGCTCACGTAAATATACTAAGTCAGATCGATAATGATAATACTGCTGCTAATGCTTTACAAATATTTAGTGGTAAAATATCTAGCTTTGGTTATAGAAATAATACAATTGTAGTAAATATTATAAGTGCTAGACCATTTCAAAATGTTACAGTTCCTACAGGCAGAACAAGTAATACAACAAATACGCAATATAATAATAAGATCATACCACTTGTATATGGTAACTATACAGCTAATACCGGATTAACATCTGGTGCTAATGTATATGGTTGTCCATTTTTAAAAAATGACGGATCTAATTTTATATATATAATACCTGAAGGCACTGCAGGATCAGAAAAGCTAGAATTTTATGATAAAGGTTTAAAAAGATTTTTAGAGTTAAGAGATACTATTATAAGTCCAAGTAATGGTGTAGTTACAATAGATAGTGCTAAAACGGTAGCAGTACCTAAAGCAATGGTAAGAGAGTTTGATATGTTACCAGATGATATTGTTGATGATGCTACACCTCCAAATAGTAACAGTGTTGATCTTATTGGCAGTGGTTTTACAGTAAGTTCAGGATCTGTAGCACAAATGTATGATGGTGATACTTTAACTAGTGGTACTGTATCAAATACAGCGGGTTGGAGTAGTGAAAGTAAAGGGTTTGTTGCTAAACTGATCCTACCACAAGTTACAGGTAAAATT